TAAGGTCGTAACCAGTTCTTACTTCAAGACCACAACGCTCAAAAGACTCTTCTATATAGTCAGCTACATCCAATTCAAAATCTTTTGAAGAAGAAGTTGTCATGATTTTTTTCTCCTTGTTAGTTTTGCTGCGGCAAAGTTAGCCTCTGTAGGAGCTCCTTTAGCACCTTTTTTACGCATTTTACCGCCTCTTTTTCTTTTAGCGTGTATATTAGCGTATAAGCCTTTTCTAACCATTAGCTGTATGGTCCTTTGATTACTTTACCACCTTTAGCGTAATTTTTCTTTTTCATCATACCACCTTTAGCAAAGTTTTTCTTTTTCATCATACCTCCGCCCATCATTTTTTTCTTGTCCATCATACCTCCGCCCATCATTTTTTTCTTGTTCATCATACCGCCACCAGCCATCATTTTTTTATTTTTCATTTTTATCTCCTGAATAAAGGTTATTAAAAGTTATATTTGCATCCATGTAACTATCATGGGATTCTGCTGAGTGTGTCCACTGACTAGGTTTAAAGTCAGGTGGTCCTTCTCCAGTTTCCCATAACGCAGGACTAGTTGCTCTAACCCTGTTATTAGGTAAGGCTACAATATTACCTGTCCACTTACCAGCATCAATTAATTCTATTACATGGGACTGCTTATGTTGAGCAGGATCATCAGCGATAGAATTATTTGTGTAATCAATTGTAAACATATATTTACCAGTATAAAACTTTCCATCTATTTTGCAACGCCAAGGAGAAGAACTTGTTCTTTCTATAACAATGCACGAATGATCTCTTGAGGAACAATCCCAAGGTTGTACTAAATGTGTTTGCATAACATCTGGCCATTCCTCAAGTGGGGTGTCTGCAACTAAAGCACTAATAGGCATTCTAGCCCACATAGCACCACCGTGAACATTTGTTTCGTCAGGTGAATTATCAGATTCGCAACCTGTAAAGATTACTTGAAAACTTAAACACCTATCAGGTATTGTATTTACAGCTACAGCCATAGCATGAAGATATTCTCCATGATACTTTTCATGATTAGCTGTAAATTCTTTTCTAACCCAACATTTAAAATAAGGTATATTACTAATTAAGTAAGACATATTTTTTAGGCTTTTGTAGTTTTCTTTTTCTTTTTGCCTTTACCAAAAATATGAGCGTCAACTTTTGCAGCTTTTCCACCAGTAAGCACAGAGTTCACTCTAGCCATAGCCCATTGGTTAGGTGTAGTTCCTGGTCTATGACCCGTTCTATAAGCCGCTAACCCTTTGTTATATACTCTACCTAATTGCCCAGCAGTTACATTTTTACCTTTGGCTCTCGCTTTTTTAGCTTTTTCAGCTAAAGTTTTTTTAGTTTTCGCACTTAACGCCATTTTAGCCTCTTTTTTTCTTCTTAGCTTTTAAGATAGCTGCTTGAAGAGATTTAGGTAATTTTTTCTGTTTAGCTGATAAACCGTTTGTTTTACCATTTTTAGCAAAATTTTTTTTATTTTTAGTTTTTTTAACCATACATCCTCCTAAATTTTTTGGTATGTTTAGATTCTTTCGTTTTTCTTCTCTTTCCACCAGCAGTAAAATCAGTAGCAAATTTATATGCTGAAGGATCTTTTGAAGATTTTCTTGCGTTTTTGTTAATTTCTTTTCTCCGTTTAGCTAACTCTTTACCAGATAAACCAGCTAAATATTTTTTTGGAATCTTTACTTTTTTCTTTCTCTTTGTTCCCTTGGATATTTGTTTTGTCATTTGGGAGCGTGTAATTGGCATCAGATTGTAGTAAGAACAATAGCACAGAGTTGAACAATCGCTAATGTTACAATACCCCATATTTTATTATTAAGAGAATCAATATCTTTTTTCATATGAGCAAGATGGTTGTTTTCTATAGTATTTACTTTTTCCATGATAACTTTTACATCTGTTTCTAGGTTTGATATTTTTTCTGAATCTTTTCTTGTTACCATGCCTTACAACTCCAGTATCTTGCACTAAACTTATCTTTAGCAGTAGCACAATTATGTCTAGCACGAAAGGATTTTCTTCGTGCTGGGATATCTTTTTTTATCTTCATATTAGGGTCACCAAACCTAACAAGTTTTATATTTGATCCAACTTTTGCTAAAACAGCTGATTTTTTAGGTCCAGAAGGTGTTTTTTTGGGTTTGTTAAAACCAGAAAAAGTTTCCCCTCTATAAACAATTTTACCACTAGGTGTTCTTTTTACATCTTTTGTAGTAGCCATTATGCAACCTTTCTTTTGGTTTTTTTCTTTTGTTGGTTTATAAAAGTTCTGTATACACCAGCCGCTCCCGTTTTTCCAGCAACTCTTGCTCTTTGCTCCATCGCTATTGCTGCTTGGGTTTTATGAGCATGGGTTTTCCCAGAGTTTTTTATTTTACTCACTGATTTTTTAGCATCTGCTACCGTAGCAAATTTCAAACCTCTTATCGTGCCTTTAGGGTTTTCATCTGTGTATAAATCAGAATGTTTTTTACTACCAACTGGTTGTCCCTTTTTTCTTGGTATGCGTTTATTGGTACTAGCCATATTAAGACAAGAAAAATGTTATTGAATCGATAGCAGTAAGAGTGGTCAACTGAGGATTAGTATTACATTTTATACCCTCATCTGGAATAGTAATAGAATCCGTTTGTGAGGTTGTAGAAGCAATACTTAAAACAGTATCTCCTGCTGCACCATCTTTTACAATAAAAGCAGGACTACCTGAACTGTTAGTTTTTAAGTAAATACCAACAATTCTAGATGGTCCTGCAAAAATAGCTCCTGTGCTTGTTAATGTGACTGCTTTGACATCAGATCCAGCCATTTATTTCTCCTTAATTTTTCCTTCCAAAACAGCAGCTTTATATTCCGCACTCCACTTTGGAAAGTTAATTGTTTCAGTAGGTTTGGTCGTTTTTGTTTCTTTTTTCTTAATAGTTTTTATCATAAGCTACTCCTAAGAACCAGCGTATGTTACACCACGATCTTGAGCAACCATAATATAATCTATAGACATCGACTTTGTTCCTGTAGCGTTTCCAGAAATTTCCATCGCTGCCGCAGTCATATTAGCTGTCGGTATATTAGTAGTGTGTGTTCCAACAAGTTTCCTATTGATAAAATACTGAACAGTATCAGTGGAAGTTCCTTTTGTAGCAACAAAACTTACAGTGACATTTGTATCATCAGCAAAATCATTTGTTGTTCCTGACAAAGTTGTATCAGTTTCTGTGCCACCAGACTCTGAAATTAAATGAGGAGTAGCGTCCCCATCATCAATTTGAAAACCAATTCTATTAGCAGCAGCTAAACAGTTTTCTGGGTTTGTTGCAAAGTTTTCACAAATACCAATAAACAAATCCATCTGATCAGCATCAGACATAGAAAAACGAGCTTCAAAATAAAGTTTTTCACCGTCAGTAGAAGGTAAAGCAAATATTTCATTACCTTGAATAGAACTACCATCATTATCTGTAGTGGCTTGTGAAGAAAGTTTTACTGAACCGTTTAAAACATCTGCGTCTATTGCAACAGCAGCACTTGAATCTTTTACAACAGTCCAATCGTTTGTAGTATCTAAAGCTACACCAGTAAAGTCATCCATATAAATAACTTGATCAGGCCATGCTTTAATGTTTAAATTTTCTAATGTAGGTCTAGCATTGGAAAATAATACTGGACCCGAAAAATGTGTTTTACCCATATCTTAGTACCTCCTAACGAAAGGGTTTTGCTCTAGAGTCTTCGTTAGCGTCTGCTCAGCCAGTCGCTAGAGCTGTTAATCTGAGATAAATTTATAATACCTAAAAAAAGGGTGACACGCAAGTCACCCTTTTATTTAGTCTAACTTTTAAGAAAGTTACGCTCCAGGAGAGCCGAATACACAACGAGGATCGGATACACCAAAACTGTATCTTTCTCTTGCTTTGTATCTAACATTTCCTGTATCAAAATCACCTTCCATAGATGTTTTGATAGCTGCTCTTTCAAAATGTTTAAAACCATTAGGAGCGTCTGTTTTAATAAAGAACGCATCCGTATCAGTCAAGAAATTATTTACTACATATCCATCAGGTAACATACCCATGTTTCTCATAGCATTAACATCATTATCTGAAGTTCCTGGTCTTAAGTTGCTTGCCATTAAACGCTCAGCTACAAATTGCAACGCAGAAGGAATAATTAGTTTTCTTCCTTGCAAAGCAATTTTTAAACCTCTTTCATCAATAAACGCAGCAATATCAATTAATGATTGCTCCAATGATGTTTCGTTTAAATCAGCAGCAGTAGTCAACTCATTTCTAAAGTTGCCTCCACCTACAGTTGGGTGGTCAGTAGCACAAAGCTCCTTACCATCACCGTAAGTAACGGAACTGTCAAATGCGTTGTTCAAAACAGCCGCAGCTTTCACTTGTTTAGTATTCGCCATAGATCTTGCTAACGCACGAGTATAACGACTAGAAAGACGATCATAAAGATTATCTTCTACCGCTTCCTCAGTGATAGCAAATGCTAACGCAATAGTCTCATGAGTATAACGAGCAGTAAACGATTCGTTTGCAGTATCAAAAGTTACTGCTGCACCTTCTCCTTTTACAGGAGCCTGTCCAAATCCAGCCAACATTACTTCTTCCTCAAAAGCTCGGTCAGAAGTTTCTGTTTCGTAGATTTCAGCGTGCTGATTATCGTACCTGTCATACTCAAGTCCAAATAAAGCGTTCAATCCTGGTTCTAGTTCTTTTAGAAGTTGTGATCTAGTTATTCTC